GAAGAAGGTCCACAAGACCTGGCAGAGTAAATAGTTACTCAGGGATAGTAACCCCTCAAAAAGTTCCGTTTTTAATCGAAAGGAGCACCAATGTCAAAGTATCACGTAGACCGTGACACAGAATATATGTACCGGATGTGGGGTACCACATCATTGATTACAGATTATTGGACCAAACCACATAAAACAAGTGATGCAGCAGAGGAATTAACAGAGGAAGAGCAAAATCAAGAGTAGGGGTATAAATAAATTCAGAAAAATGTACCATTTCAATGGCGTCTCGGAAGGTTTCCAGAGCATTTAAAGATATTAGTTTTTCCTTTGATCCACATCCTGTGACAAAGGATCTTCCTATATTGGCAAATGAACGTGCGATCATTAGATCAGTACGTAATTTAGTGGAAACCATTCCAACTGAACGCCCTTTTAGAAGCACATTAGGCTCCGACGTTCGTGGGAGCCTTTTTGAGTTTGTAGATATTGGTACTGCACTTGTTATTCAAGAGCAAATCAAGAATACAGTTGAACATTACGAACCAAGAATTGAAAATTTAAGGGTTGAGGTTGATCCAAGACCTGATTCTAATGCATTTAATTGTGATGTGTTCTTTGATATTGTTGGTTTAGACCTCCCAACACAAAATTTTACCTTTTTACTAGAGGCAACACGATAAACAATGCCTTATACTCAGTTTACTAACCTAGATTTCGACCAAATTAAGGCGGAAATTAAGTCATACCTTCGCGCAAATTCAAATTTTACTGATTTTGACTTTGAAGGATCTAATTTTTCAGTCTTAATTGACACGTTAGCATACAATACGTACATCAATGCGTTCAATGCTAACCTTGTTGTTAATGAATCCTTCCTGGATGGTGCGACAGTACGTGAAAACGTGGTGTCATTGGCACGAAATATCGGTTATACACCCCGTTCTAAGAGCGCGGCTAAGGCACATATCACGTTCTCTGTACCAACTGCCTCTACAAGCAAGACAATGACCCTTGTCAGGGGTTTGGTTGCGGTTGGACCTTATGATAATACAACATATCGCTTCTCAATTCCTGAAAATATTACTACAACCATCAAAAATGGTGTTGCAACCTTCGGAACAGCAGATAATCCTATAGAAGTATACCAAGGAACTGCTCTTTCAAGGTCATTTTTGGTTGATACCTCAATTGATCAGCGTTATATCATCGATAATCCTAATGTAGATGCCTCTACAATTAGAGTTTTTGTTGGAAATCCAGGTGCAACCAATACTGGAAGAGAATATAAGCAGATTGATAACATTTTAAACATTGACAAGGCATCTGAAATCTTCTTATTGCAAGAAGTTGGTGATGAAAAGTATGAATTGCTGTTTGGTGATGGATATTTTGGTAGAAAACTTGAAAATGGATCAGAAATTTACGTTGACTACATCGTAACTGATGGTGAAGATGGAAATGGACCTTCAGATTTCGATTTTCAAGGAAATTTAGTTGATGAAAAGGGAATTCGTATCACACCATCTGCTAATTTCTCCATAAACACCGTTCAGGGCGCTATAAATGGCGGTGAAATCGAGTCTGTCTCCTCTATTAAGTACTTTGCCCCAAGATTGTACTCAGCGCAGTACAGAGCGGTTACGTCAAGGGACTATGAGGCGATTATTTCTTCAATTTACACCAATACTGAGTCTGTTGCAGTAGTTGGTGGTGAAGAATTAACTCCACCTAAGTTTGGAACGGTTCAAATTAGCATCAAACCTAAGAATGGATCATATATTTCTGACTTTGACAAGCAAAATATTCTAAATCAACTGAAAAAGTACTCGATTGCTGGTATTAATCAACAAATTATTGATCTGAAAGTACTTTATGTTGAACTTGATTCAACTGTTTACTATGATAACTCTAGAATATCGAATGCTAGTGATCTGAAGTCTAGAATTACTAGTGCATTGAACATATATTCTAAAGATGTTGATATGAATCGCTTTGGTGGGCGATTTAAGTACAGTAAAGCACTACAATTGATTGATAGAGTTGATAATGCAATCACTTCTAATATCACGAAAGTGAAGATTAGAAGAGATATGAAGGCACTTATAAATCAATTCGCACAATATGAAGTATGTTTTGGTAATAGATTCCATATTAATCCTGCAGGATATAATATCAAGAGTACTGGATTCACTGTTAGTGGATCTACCGACACTGTCTTCTTTACTGATGTTCCAAATAAGGATGCAAATGGCAACTTAGATGGAAGTGGTAAGGGTGTACTCTCTGCTATTAGAAAAACAGATACAGATCAACTGCAGGTTGTTCTGAGAGGTGTTGGTACAGTTGATTATACCAAGGGAGAGATCTTAATTAATACAATTAATATTACTTCAACTTTAGCAGATAATAACATTATTGAAATTCAAGCATTCCCAGAATCGAATGATGTTGTAGGTCTTAAAGACCTTTATCTCACGTTGGATGTTTCCAATACTCAGATAAATACGATTAAAGATGTAATCGCATCTGGTGAGGATATTTCTGGTGTATCTTTTGCAAGAGATTACTATACTTCAAGTTACTCAAACGGAACCCTAGAGAGGAAATAAAATATGTCGCATTTTGAGAAGAGAGTTCAACTCAATAAGATTATTGAGAGTCAACTCCCTGAGTTTTTGGTTGCAGATTTTCCAAAAGCTGTTGAATTCTTCAAACAATATTATATCTCCCAAGAAAAGCAGGGAGGTAACATTGATCTTGTCGACAATTTAGATCGTTATATCAGGGTAGATAACCTTGTACCAGAAGTTGTTGTTGGTAAGACAACTCTTTCCTCAGCAATCAGTGCAACTGATACCACAATTACCGTCCCATCAACTAAAGGATTTCCAGATGACTATGGTCTTCTGAAAATTGGTGATGAGATTATAACATATACAGCAAAAACTGCGACAACTTTTACTGGGTGTGTTCGTGGTTTTAGTGGTGTTACTGGATATGATCCTGGTCTTGCTGCCATCGTAAATGATGTTAATAAGCAATCACTAATTTTTACTGAGACAACTGCTTCTTCACATAGTGCTGATGTAGAAATACAAAATCTCAGTGCTCTCTTTTTACAAGAGTTTTATGTAAAACTCAAGAGAACTTTTACTCCTGGTTTGGAGGATTATGATTTTGTTTCTGACCTTGATGTAGGAAACTTCATCAAATATGCTAGAAACTTATATCAATCAAAAGGTATTGAAGAGTCGATCAAAATCCTCTTCAAAGTTTTGTACGGTGTAGAAGCAACTGTCATTGATCTTGAATCAAGACTTGTAAAACCATCCTCTGCAGATTATATTAGAAGAGAGACTGTTGTTGTTGAAGCAATCTCTGGAGATCCTTTTGCCCTGGAAGGACAAACTATATTCAAATCCACTGATCTCAGAACTAATGCTTCCGTTTCTGATGTTGAGATCTTCACCAGAAATAACGAAACATTCTATAGACTTGGTCTGTTTGTTGGATACAATGATAGAGATCTGATTGAGGGTACATTCACTATCCCTGGTGCTTCTAGAGTTACTGAATTGGTATCTGTAGGGTCTTCAGTCATCAATGTTGATTCTACAATTGGGTTTGGTCAGACTGGTACAGTTGTTGCTGGAAGTAGTATTATTGATTATGAATCTAAGAGTATCAATCAGTTTTATGGTTGCAGCAATGTTGGTGCAGGCATCACAGCAGGCACTAGAATCCGCTCTAATGAGACTGTTTTTGGTTATGAGGGTGGAGATACCTCTAAGCGTGTAGATCTCCGTGTAACGGGCGTTCTGGCAGACTTCAAACCTCTTGGAAAACTTTCTCTTCTTGAAGAAGGTGAAGAAATTGAAGTAAGAAACGTTGGTGAAATAATTACTAATCCAACAAGCGATAGATCTTATAAGCAAATCTTTGCTAATTCTTGGATTTACAATACAAGTTCAACATATGATATTGAAAATATCAATGGTTCAATCTTTACTTTAAAGAGTGATATTGATAAGTCAAGTCTCAAAGTTGCGGATACTGTTGATATTCTAAATGGTGATTATGTCGTAGGTGCTGCGGCAACAGTTGTTTCTATCAATGAACCAACAAGAGAAGTTATCCTTGGTAATATTGTAGGATTTGCTGCCTCTATTGGTGTTGATTATAGTATTCGTAGAAAATTTGAAAAGGCAGAGAGTGTTGGTGCTGCCTTATCGTTGGGAAATGACACGTACATTTCGGATGTTCTTAATGTTTACACTGATGAAAGAGATGAGTTTGGATATGTCGCTTCCAACTCTTTACCATCATATAAGATCTATGATGATATCCAAGAACACACTGTTGTAAGTGTTAATGGTAACGAACTGATTTCTTCAGTTAATTTTAATTTTAGAGATGGTGATGAGGTTGTATATACTTCTTCTACTCCTATTTCTGGATTAGTTTCTGGTGCATCATACTACGTTGAAATTGCTTCTCAAAAAAATGCAATGAAATTGTATGGTTCTAGGGGAGTTTTAGGAGCACGGGAAGGAGAGAAAGGGAGATCTCCTGTAGCACTTGGACCATATGTTCAGGGAGTACACACTTTCACCCTTAGAAGACACGAAGATAGAGTTCTGTCACCAAATAAAATCCTTAGAAAATTTAGTCTGAAAACTTCACTTTCTGATGTCAAGAGTGAAAAAAGACCTCTTGGATCTATCGGTATTTTAATTGATGGTGTTGAAATCTCCAGCCCAGAATCTAGAGACAAAATTTATTCTGGACCAATTGATGAATTTGAAGTTCTCAATGGTGGTAAAGATTATGATGTAATTAATCCTCCACAGATTACTATCAGCAATCCATTTTTAGAAGTTGGAGAGGTTATTGGAGTAGCAAAAACAACTGCCCTAGTTGAAGCAGTGGTTGTTGGTGATGTAAAACAAGTATTAGTTGATCCACAGGACTTTGATATTGAATCAATCGAAGGTGTTTCTCTTACTGGTGGTAATGGATCTGGTTGTGAATTGGAACCAGTTCTGGGCGATAGATTCCGAGAAATGGAATTTGATAGTCGTGCTCGTGCTCTTGGTGGTGGTGTAGATATTGAGTTTGAAACTATCAACTTTATCAAACCACATAATCTTGCTAATGGGCAGCACATCATCTATAACCAAAATGGGCACGATCCAATTTCTATTGGTGTATTTGGTGATCCTACACAAGCAATTACAGGAACTCTTGTAAGTGGTGATGAGTATGTTGCTAGATTTGTTAATACTTCAGCAATCACACTTCATAAGAATGATGCAGATGCTCTTGCAGGCATTAATACAATTGGTTTCTCTACAGCAACTGCTGCCAGCGGTATTCATAAATTTAGAACACTTTCTAAAAAGAATTTAAGAGAAGTAAGAGTTCTTAATTCTGGATCTGGTTATTCTCATAGAAAGTTGAGAGTCAATCCAGTTGGTGTATCCACAGAGTATAATACAATCACATTCAAGAATCACGGATTTAAGACTGGTGAGATTGTTGATTACTCAACTGATGGAACTGCAATTGCAGGTCTTGATGTTAACAATAGATACTCAATTCTTAAACTTGACGATAATCGTTTCCGTTTGATTGATGTTGGCATTGGTGGAACTGTTACAACAGATCTTACAAGGTCAAAAACAGTTGATATTACTAGCAAAGGTGTTGGAACACAAGTATTCCAATATCCACCAATTACTGTAGATGTTAATGTTTCTTATGGTTCTACATTTGGTGGAACATTTACGTTTACACCAATCGTTACAGGTAAGATTGAATCTGCATATCTTTATGAAAAAGGAACTGGTTATGGATCAAATACTTTAAATCTGCATAAGAAACCTTTAATATCCCTCTCTCAAGGTAAGAATGCACAAGTATCACCCATTATTTCTAATGGTAGAATTGTTGATGTTCAGATTTTAAACAAGGGTGACGGATATAGATCTGTTCCAACAATCACTGTAGAAGGTGATGGTACCGGTGCAGTATTAAGACCCATCATATCTGGAGGAGGATTAGATGATGTTGTTGTTATTAATGGTGGTATTGGATATAGTGACTTCAAAACTAGATTATATGTAAATCCAAGAGGATCAGGTGCTCAATTTGATTTAAGAGTGAGAAGTCTCACTGTCAATGATGCGGAAAGATTTGGAGAGTATTCTAAGAATAGACATGAAAAAATATTCTCAAATCTGTCTACAGATGAGACTAATGATGTTCTTGTGTATTCAATGTATGGATATTCAAGTGATCTTGCAGTTAAGTTTGATGATCTTGGTGGTAACCATTCACCAATTATTGGTTGGGCATATGATGGTAATCCAATCTATGGTCCATATGGATATTCCACAAGAGATGATGTTCAGTCGGGCGTTAGACTTCTGAAATCTGGATATTCTCTCAATAGTAATGCAATTGAGAATAGACCTGCAGTTTCAGAGTTTCCTGAAGGATTCTTTATTGAAGATTATCAGTATACTGATGATGGAGATCTTGATCGACATAATGGTAGATTCTGTAAAACAACAGAATTTCCCAATGGTGTATATGCATATTTCGTTGGTGTTTCAACTTCTGGTAATTCTATTCAACCATCTTATCCATATTTTGTTGGAAATGATTTTAGATCAAGAGTTATCAAAGAAAATTTCACTTTAGATCAGAAATTTGATTTTAATAATTCAGATCTTATACGTAATACCTTCCCATATAAAGTAAATGATCCAAACGCAGATTATGATTTCATTAATGAATCATATGAAGCATTCCCACAAATTGCTAGAATTGATTCTGTAACACAGGGAGATGTTGATGACGTACTGGTAACGGATGGTGGCACAGGTTATAAAATTGGAGATCGAGTTAATTTTGATCAAACAGATACTGAGGGTATGGGACTCAGAGCGGAAGTATCTGAAATTGTTGGTGTTGATATTGAAAAGATTGATACAACATTAGAAACTTATGAGAGTGTTGTATTTGAATGGGATACTGATAGACAAGTTTCGGGTTATTTTAGAGATGGGTTTGATGACTTCAACAATACTGATGTTGTTTTAGTATCTGGTCTTTCAACATCAGTCACATACTTAGCAGATTCACATAAGATTGGTTTCTCCACAGAAACTGTTGGTCTTTCTAAGACGATGACTGCTTTTACTGGTGCAACTCCTCAGGTTGGTGTATTTGAAGACATCTTTGTGGATAATGTTCCAACTGTTTCTGTTGGAAATACTATTACAATTTTCTCTAATCTTGGAACAGAAGATGTCAGAGTCTTAAACAACTTTGGTAATGGTATTTTGAGAGTTCAAAGATTTGGTGAAGCACCAACATATAATACAGGTGTTGCACACTCAACTGGAAGTCAAGTTAATGTTATTAGCGATAGAATTAAACTTCCTGTCAGAACTAAGAAGTTTACTTCTGAGCGCGATGATCTCTACTACTTCAATCCAACCGAAGCAGTTGGTGTTGGAATAACTGATGGTGGTGCGGTTTCTAGAAGAATTGAAGTTGGAGACACTGTAACAAATGTATCGATTCCAACGAGAACAATTTACTTACCAAATCACCCATTTAAAACAGGACAAAAAGTAACATTATCGAAGGGTGCTGGTAATCCAAGTTCTTTCACCGTTGGAATGAGAAATGATAATGTAAATACATTCTTCATTCCAGATCCTACTACCAAAGAATCTAACCTTTTTGTAATTAATAAGGGAAGAAATTATATTGGTCTTGTAACTGAGGCTTTTGGTGCTGTTGGAGTTGGAACTACTTCGGAAGGATTGTTCTTCCATAATATTGGAAATGCTTCTGATAGAGCAGACTATTTAATTAAGACAAATAAGAATCAGATAACTGGAGACGTAAGTAGAATCACAACTTTAGTAAGTTGTGCAGAAACACATGGTCTCAGTAGAAATGATACAATCAAATTGAACGTTTTACCAAACACGATTGTTGGTGTTGGTACAACTGCCGCTTTAAGATTAGCACTTAATCTTGATGAGAAGAAGATTCTGGTTAATCCAACAGAAGTTGTTGCTGCAAATATCAATGTAAGTAAGAATCAAATTACATTAACGGATCATGGGTATAGCACTGGTGACAAAATTTACTATACAGGCAACTCTAGTCTTGATGATGGTGATTACTTTGTTATCAGAGATTCTCTGAATACTTTCCGTCTTGCAGAAACGATTTATGAATCAAATCCTGCAACTGAAAGAGAAATCAATATTACAAGCAATGGTTCTGGAACTCACACTTTTGCTCTTATAAATCCAAAAATTGATGTTGTTAGAAATTCCGATCTTCAATTCAACCTGCAAGATCCATCACTCTTTGGATATCAGTTAAGACTTTTTAGAGAAAAGGAGTTTGCTAACGAATTTGTTAGTGTTTCAGATGATGCCAACTTTAACGTTGTTAGCACAGGTTCTACCATTGGTATTGGTACTTTAGGTGAATCTGCATTGACTCTTAGATACTCTAAGAATATCCCATCCAGATTATTCTACACTCTAGAAAAATCTGGGTACATCAGTACTGCAGACGCTAGCGTAATCGATTACTCTCAGATTAATTACGTTAACAGTGAGTATAATGGAAATTACAAAGTATTTGGTGTAACTGGATTAGGAAACACCACAACATTTAAGATTTCTCCAGTTAAAATTCCTTCAGTTCTCACATACGATCAATCGATGTGTGATAAACTTGAATTCAATACCAAGTCTACATCTGCAATTAGCGGATCTATTGCAAAAGTAAAAATTACCTCTCCAGGATTTAATTTTGAAAAACTTCCAAAGTTTACTGATGTAACTTCTGCAAATGGTGTTAATGCTAACATTACCCTAAAATCTAATTCTATTGGTCAACCTAAGAAAGTAAGATTCAAGGATATTGGATATGATTATGCATCAGATAAAACACTTAGACCTCAAGCATTTGTTCCACCAGTCGTCAATGTAGATAATCTTGATACTTTAAAAGATTTTGATATTATTTCTGCAGGATCAAGATATCTCAGGGAACCAAATGTTCTTTTAATTAATGATACCACAAAAGAAATTGTTGATACTGATTCTCTGTTAGCAAAAACACCTAATGGTGCAATCTCCGAAATTCAACAGTTAGCACCTCTATTTGGATTGCAATCAGAACCACACAAACTCGTGTTTGTTGATAACTCTAATGGTGTCGGTATCTCTACTATGAGTGGAGATGGCATTAGTGGCATTGCTACTTGCACCTTAGTTACACCAGTTCTTGGTTTCGTTGAACCGCAGTTTGAAGTTGGTGATGAAATTTTTGTAGAAAAGATTGAACTTGAAGGATCTGGTGACGGATATAACTCCGAAGCATATGATTATCGCTTCTTTAAGGTTACGGATTATGATAATACAAGTCCTGCAAAATTAGAATTTAAAATTGTAGATGATTCTGGAGTAGGATTATCAACCAATGTTGGTGTTGCAAAGACTGTTCAGTCTGGATATGCAACAATTATCAACAAAAAGTATTACCCTGATGTTAAAATTATTCAAGAAAGAGCGAAGTTCTTCCAGAATGAACAATTATATGTAAATACCACAGGTGCATCTTATGTTGAAGAAGAT